TACTTGCATATCTGCAATAGTTGCAAATCTTTGTCCTGCTTCAACACAATAACCCATTAATTGATAAAGTACTGTGCTTGGTTCTTTGAAAGGTAATAATTGGAATTGATCTTTAATATTTCCCCCTGGTGCATCAACATCTCTAAACTCGCCTGGTTGAAATGGTTGATCATCATCCCTAATTCTAAGTCCTCTAGCTTTAAATCCAGCTGGTAGATTAGATAAAGTTCCTGCATCTAATAATTGTCTTAACGCAGTTGTAGCTGATCTAGATAATCCACCAATCATATGAATTAAACCAAATCCATAAAAACCTAGACCTGGTAAAAATTTAAAATGTACAAAATAATCTTTTCTAGTTTTTAATTGATCTTTAGGATCCCAATTTCTATAAACAGAAAGTATTTCTTGAGAACCTTCATCAATAGTTACTATGTAAGGAACTTTAACGTTCTTATCCATAGTGTCGTCTTGTTTAGAAGGTAAAACATATTCATCTAAATCTAAATCAACATGTACTTCTAAAATGCTATATTGATTATCTGTATAAGCTGCTGGTTTAATTCCTTCTATTTGACTATATTTCTTTTTAATATCACTTGGATTTGGTTCTGTTGCCATTCTTAAATCTACTTCTCTATAGAACCCAGCTTTTTGATTTTTAACAACATCGTTCTCCGACATTTTAAGAACGTGTGTAATTCTTTCACAATCTTTTAAATCAGTTGCATAATATGGAACTACTAAATCTTCTGATGGAATAAATTTAGATACAGCTCTTTGCATTACTTCATCATAATAAATCTTTTTAAATGCTGATCCTGATAATGGTAAATAGAATAATAATTGATCAAAATCTGGAGTGTATTCTTCCATTTCTTCCATTAACATATAGTTCATGAAATCTTCTACTCGTTGAGCTTGTTGTTCTACTTCCATAGTAGCATCTCCAACAACTTGTGTTCTAACGGGTCCTGATGCTGGTAATAATTCTTTATAGGCGTGTGCTTGAAATTGTGTAACGGCTTCTGCAAGTAAAGGATGGGTTACGCCTGAAGCTCCTTGAAATGGTTTAGTTTGATCTTGATATCTAAATCCTAAAAGATCTAGACCTTCTACATAAGCTTTTTCCCAATCTTGTCTTGAATCTCTATCTTGTTTATATTCTGTAATTAAATTATTAGCTAATTTATTTAACATCTTTTTATCCATATCCTCAGCAAGGTTACGATAAAAATCTTCTTGTTGTGGCTGTTCTTCTACTGGTGGTTCTTGTCCTTCAATCTGAACGTTTACAGGTTCAGGAGCAACTGACATATCTGTTAAATGTTCTGAAGGTGCTACTTCTCCAGTTGGTAAATTAGGTATTTCTGTATTATCTTCAATTGCCATAATGAACCTTAATACACTATTATTTATTAAAGTAAATCTTTAATATAATCGTGGCCCTTAGTTATTTCTACATCCCCACCGTGATTAAATAACATTACTCCTGGAAGTCTTTGTTTAAGGTTTATATTCTCATTAACATTTGTATTTGTATCTGTTAAAGGTCCTAAAGGTCCTGAAGTAACAGGAGTTGTAATAGGGTTTATTTTTTTCTTAGCAGTAAGTTTATTATAAGCTTCTCCTGGTATTACTCCAAATATTAAATCTTCTATTCCCATATATATCTCCTAATATAATTTTGTTATTTTGTGTTTAGCTAATTTATTTCCTTTAGCTAAAACTTGTCCACCCTTTTTGGCTCCCATATAATTTAAAGTTGGTTGCCCTGTTAAACCGCCCATAGCATAAGTTTTAGATGTATCTTCGGGTCCTGTTACATTACCCATAATATCAACGTTTGCTAATGGAGCTTCGACTCTTCCTCTTTCACCATACATGTCCCAATAGTTTGGTTCAGGTTGGTTAGCATACATTTCTTTAGAAGGAGTTTGAGATTTTGTTCCTCTAGCACCTATATAGAAAGGACCTCTGTCTCTTATAGCATCATCAATCTCTTGTTGAGATGATTTTTTAGATTTAATGTCCTTAGGCATATTAAGATTTTTTAGCTGGTCTAAATCCTTTTATTGCAATTCCAGTTCCTCTAACATCTGCATATCCACCTTCAGATAATGCTGCGCCCATAGTAGAACGTTTAGAAGCCATGATTGCTCCACCGCCTCTTTTGCCGTGTTCCATCATTTCTTCTTTTTTAGATTCTTTTGCTTCATGCATTTTAGATTCTTCACCACCTTTTTTTAAATGTGATAAATCAGTATGCTCACCTTTGTGTTCTTGAGCATCATGCATTTTAATTGCTTTTTTAATTAATGCTTTATCTTGTGCAATATCCATATCTCCGCCTTCTTTTAAAGCTTGTCCCATTGTACTTTTTTTAGAAGCCATAATAGCTCCTCCGCCTCTTTTACCCATGTCTCCTCCTGTTGATTTTTTATTTTTAGATAAGCCTGCTTCTGACAATGCAATAGCAACGGCTTGTTTTGGGTTAGTAACCTTCTTACCAGAAGAAGATTTTAATTCCCCTGATTTGAATTCTTTCATTACAACTTTTACTTTACTTGGTTTTGATCCGCTTTTCATTTTATTAAATCCTTTATGTAATCATGACCTTTAGTAACATGAATGTCTCCACCATCTTTATATGAATTTCTAGAGTGTGGATTTTTTTGTGCATGTTCATATTCTTCTACAGACATTCCGCCTTTAGCTTTTTTAAATACTTCTTCATAATCTGTTTCTATTCCAAGTTTATCAAACATCTTATTATCATGTCCGTATTCATAATCTTGAGTTGCTGTTTTTTTTCCACCAGATTCAATTTCTTTCATTTTTGAAACTCCACCTTTTTTATAACCACTTGGTGATATTCCTGAAATAGATCTTTCTAAAGATTCCATATCTGTATCAGACATTTTAGGTTGTGCTGAAACATATCTTGGATTATTACTCATTTGATCATTGTATATTTCTTTATCTGTTACCATTTTTTTTGAATCTTTTTCATCATATCTTCCAGCAACATATCCAGCACCTCCGCTTATACCTATACCAGTAGGTGCTACTATTTCTTTTGGAGAACGAGCTACTTTTTGTGCTAGTGTATACATTCTTCCTTCATTAGGAATTTCTTTTGTAATTCCAGTTGCTATGTCTTTAGAACTTTCTTTAATCCCTTTTGCCATTGCTCCTGCAATAGATGGTTTATCTTCATCCATACTAAACGCATCAGTCATTGGATTAATAGAAACTTTCTTTTCGTAATAATTTGAATAATCTTTTTCTTTTTTATTTTTTTCGGCCATGTTATCTCCTAATAATATTTATATTCTTTAGGTGGCCTATCTTCTTCCACATAATCCCTATATGTACTAATAAAGCTACCTTGACGGTATCTTAACACAGCTTGTGTCATACTATCAACATAGTCATCATATTCTCCATGAGGAAAAGCAGCACATTCCTCAATCACGTCTGTAGCGAACTTTTCGCCTTTTGGAAAGAAAACATTGCCTGATTCAAATATAGGCGCACAGGCATTTACCCTAGTAAATTTGTCATTTCCCTTATTAGGAACAAAATCTACTGCAGGTATACCTGCTCTTCTAAACTCCTGTAATAAAGGTTGTCCTGAAGCTTTAGCTTCAATTAATACTGTTTCTGGTTCCCAGTATTTATATGCATCAAAAGCCACATTCTTAAGTTCTGGAAAATCATATTTACCCTTAACAGCATCTAATAGAATAATAGCAAATGGACCATCTTCTCTAGGTTGAAATATACCCCATGTAGTAATAGCAGAATAATCGGCAGTTTCCTTTTTACTAAATGCAGTGTCATAACTTTGAATAATATGGTGTAAATTAGGTACATGATCATGTTTCCATTCTTGCCACCATTCTCGTTTTATAATTGCACCTTCCTCAGATGTAGGATTCTGCATATATTGAGCCGACCAGTTTCTAATGCTTAATGAAGCTTTTACCTTTTCTAATTCTTCTAGGTTCCAATATTCAGGCCAAACTGGTTTCCCTGATTGTAAAATTGCTGGAAATGAAATTAATTTCCACTTATCTGCTTTTGGTTCTGTTTGAGCCTTAATTAATCTACCTGTTAGATCGTCTTCTGCCCATCTAGTCATAACTAACAATAT